TCCGGGAGTTGAACAGTTCGGAGCTAACCCTTTGGCGTGCCAGGATGATAGTTCGCACCGAATCGCAGAAAGCAGCCTTTAAAGGGCGGCAGATGGCGGCTAATAAGATCGAATACGCTACCACTACAGAGTGGATAGCGGCAAACGATCACCGGACAAGGCATAGTCATCGCAGGGTTGATGGCGATGTAGTTGAGCCGGGTAAAAAGTTCAGGGTGCCTATTTACAAGGATGATGCGGTAATAGGATATGAAGAAATGACCGGGCCGGGTGACCCAAAAGCGAGTGCTGGCAATGTGATAAACTGCCGCTGCACTGATGCGAAAAGGATAGTTTTTGACGAGAAAGGATTACCGGTTGAAAAGACCGGATTTGTGATAAGTGAGTAAAGGATAGTGAGTATGAGAAATTATTTTGAGGTAAAGAATGTCTTTGCCGGTGATTTTGATGGCAAGGCAATGATTCAGGATGTTGACCTGAAAAGCCGGACGGTAACCGGTTACTTTTCCCGCTTCGGGAATATAGACACCGATGGGGATATGCTGGTACCCGGTGCCTTTACCAAATCTATCTCTGAAAGGGGCGGTAAAAATCTTATCCCTCACATCTTAGACCATGACATTCATGTTACCCTGAAACAACTGTCTAAGCCTAAGTTATACGAAAAGGCAGACGGTGGTTTTTTTGAATCTACAATCAGCGACACACAAAACGGAATTGATACCCTGAAGCTGTACCGGGACGGTGTTATTAATCAACACTCTTTCGGGTTCCGTACTATCCAAAAAGATAACAAGGGTAACCATACAGAAATCAAAGAGGTGATGCTGTATGAAATATCCACCGTTACACTTGGCGCAAACCCTGAAACACCTTTCACCGGGTTTAAATCACTTACCCCAATCGAATTAAAAAGCCGCTATGAAGTGCTGACTAAGGCATTCAGAAGCGGTGATTATACAGATGAAACATTTGCCATCCTAGACGCTCAGATCAAACAGATTGAGCAGGACATGGCAGCGAAATATTTGCAATCAATAGAATCTAAAACCACTGACCCGGTAGTTGCTATCAGTCAGCCGGAGGAGAAGGGAATTGATAGCAAAATCAGAGATTTTTCAATTATTAAAACATTCCTAAACATTTAAGTATGTCAACAGAGGCAAAAGGATTTAACGAGAAAGAGACTGCCGAATTAAAGTCGGCCCTTTCCGAAATCGAAAAAAATATTGGTACAAAGATGGCCGACCAAACAAAAAAGGCCATTGAAGATGCTGTGAAGCCAGTATCTGAAGGTATTGACGGGTTGAAAAACTTTCGTGTTGATGCCGAAAAGTTCCAGGGCGAAGTGAAAGAGTTTATGGACGATCAGAAAAAGAAAGCTGGTCGCATTCCCGTGAATGCTAGCGATCCCGAAGGTTTTAAGTCGGCTTTAGCAAAAGAACTGGAATCACATAAGGATGCACTCGCCTCCTATGGTAAAAACAGAAAACCGGTATCATTTGAGATGAAAGCGGTTGGTAATATCGGTGCAAACTCAAATATCAGTGTTTCTGGTACACCTGCCTTTGCACACGGTGGGCCACTTAGCGAGCCGGGTCGCAAGCCTTATGAAATCCGTCATGTACGTGATATGGGTTTAAGGATCGTACCCCTTGCGGTTGGTCAGGATACGTATGTAATTCGTGATAACGGCGGTGAAGGTGCGCCTACTGCTGTTACAGCGGGTTCAGCAAAACCACAATCTGACAGGGATTGGGTAAAAACGGTAGTTCCTGTTACTAAAGTTGCGCATTACTACAAAGTTCCTGAAGAATACCTGGCTGATATTACATGGATGCAGGATGAGATCACCGGTGTTGGTGTAGAAGAACTGTTGGCACTTGAAGATAGTCTGATGCTGACCGCTGCCGCATCGTCTACGCAGTTTGCGGGTCTTAACCAGACATTTAACTCAACCGCCTTTTCTGCCCCTACATCACTTGCAACATTGATTAATGCTGCTAATAATTATGATGTATTGGTTGCGGCATGGACACAACTGCGCAATTTAAAGAGCGTTGCAACCGGTGTTATTTTACACCCTTCAGATTACGCAGCTATGGTGCTGACTAAGGATAGCCAAAACAATTACGTTTTCGGTGCGCCTAATCAGTCAATCCCTAACCTGTTCGGTGCGCCTATCGTACCTCATACTGCCGTCACATCGGATAAATATTTCCTGGGTGATTTCAGTAAGGTTCGGGTGGGTGTTCGTGCTGGCCTGAGTGTCAGGATTTTTGATCAGGATCAGGATGATGCAATTAAAAACCTGGTGACCATTGTAATTGAAGAAAGGATTACAATGGCAGCGGATCGTGCTGACCGTATCATCTACGGAGATTTCAGTTCCGATGCAGCAGCACTCGAAACCCCTTAACAATTAACACAACCCCGTAAGGTTGTTTAAAATTCGGAAACCGGTCGGAATAATCGGAAGTGCATCGGGATAATAGATAGCACGAGGGTCGGAACCTCCCACCGGTTCAATAAAAATTATAGATGGCAACATTTACAAAGTTCAATGCATTCGTAGAGGCACTATCTGAAAAGGTGCATAATCTTGGAAGTGATACACTGAAAGTTATGTTAACCAATTCGGCACCATCAGCGACTAACACCGTCAAGGCTGATATTACTGAAATATCCGCTGGCAACGGTTACACTGCCGGGGGTGCTACTATCACTGTTTCGAGTAGTTCGCAAACATCTGGAACCTATAAACTGGTTTTAGCTGATGTAACGATTACAGCAAGCGGTGGATCAATCGGGCCTTTCCGGTACGTTGTTATCTACAATGATACGGCAGCAAGTGACGAGTTGGTTGCTTACTACGATTACGGGTCAAGCGTATCAATCAACACAGGCGAAAACTTAACCATTGACTTCGACGGGTCGGCAGGATTTTTAACAATAGCGTAAATGGCAATAACAACACTAGACGGGGCTTTAGCGGGGATGCAACCAGCCAGGTACTTTGCGAAAAACGTAACCGGTACAATGGTGGCGGGTAGGCCGTGGTCAACATGGGCTTTGGCCGGTAATCCGGGGGCGGGTTCTTTCAACGGTACTTTAGCCGGTGTTGCTCTTGACTCCACATCTGCGCAGGTTAACGGTCAAATACCTTTTACTAACCCCGTATCAGGTAACAGTTATTTAGCAAGATTTCAGGCAGGGGCAACGATAGCGGGAACACTTTTGCTTTGTGATCGTTTGTGGCATAACGGAGGGTTTACAATCACTTCTAACACATCACAGACGGTCAACAGCGCCACTTTCCCGGCAAGAGACCTGAATGGGTCAACCAATGGGGATGGGGTATTATTAGGGCTGGAAATAAGCGCATCAGCAGGAGCAGCAGCACCTACGATTACAGTAGGTTATACAAACCAATCCGGTACGGCTTCCAGAACGGCTACAAACAGTTTTCCGACTGCAAACTCACCCGCTGCCGGATCATTTTTCCCGATTGGTTTACAGGCCGGTGATACAGGGGTAAGAAGTGTGCAGACCTTACAGCTTTCGGCTTCATGGGTATCCGGTACGATGAATTTAGTAGCGTACAGGGTGTTAGCGGCTTTAGAATTGACCGGAGCCAATGTTCCTAACGCTATTGATGCGTTAACAAGTGGATTCCCCCGCTTATATTATGGGGTAGTTCCTTTTTTGGTCTTTATTCCGAGTACAACAACAACAAGCAATATAAGCGGTCAAATGATCGTAACACAAGGATGAACGGATTAGGTAAAAATATTATTAATAGTTTTTGCTTCAGGGCGAGAAGGGTAAATATTTCAGCTATTGAAATGCTGAATGGCCGTGATGATAAAAATCAGATGTGCCGGAACTACTTTTTTGGGCCGCTGGTAATTGCAGCGGTTGGGTCCTTTGCGGTTGCCGGTAACGATGCAGCGACTATTTACAACAGGTCAATGTCTGCCGGTGCCGGTTCTTTTACGGTAACTGGTATAGATGCAGGACTAAGGCAAAACCGGAGCGTTTCAGCGGTTACCGGTAGTTATAGTACGGCTATTTCGGCAAGTGCTTACAGGGTGGTGCCGATTGTAGCCGGTGCAGGATCATTTGTATTAACTGGTAATAACACCGGTTTCAGAATCAATAAATCAATAGCACCCGAGGTAACAAGTTTTCAGGCTACGGTTCAATATGCCGGTGTACTGAAAAGCAGGAATGTAAAAAGAGTTAGGGTAAAAAGAAAATACTGGTTGTAATGTATGATGTAAAAACGGTGACGGACGTAAGTAGCGAAACGGCTCTGGTATCATTATCAGATGTTAAGGCTCATTTATACATCACCCACAGCGATGATGACACCTACCTGACCGCTTTAATTGGTAAGTGCAGGAAGATGGTAGAGCATTATTGCAATATCGCTATCGGTAGTCAGGAAAAAATATGGACGGTTGATCTCAACGAAAACGAAGAGGTTTTAATTCCTTACCAGCCGGTGGCCAGTGTTGATGCCGTTACTTATAAGACTGATATAGATACTTATGAGGCATTAACCGTTACCGATTACGATACAGATGGGGAAGCAAAGAAAACATTTACACCGTTTTTATCTGGCAGGTTTAAAATAGAATACACCACCGGTTACACAACAATACCGGCAGACCTGAAACACGCCATTGTGTGTCAGATCGCCTACCTGTATGAAAACAGGGGCAACGAGATTAAACCGGGGCTTTGTCAGATGGCGGCAAACCTGGCAGACGGGTATAAAGATTATTCATGGACGTAGGGCAGTTAAATAAAGTGATTGTGTTCAAAGAGAATACCCCTACAACACTAGGAGCGGGTAAGAAGGATAGTTATTCAACGCTACTGACCACAAGGGGAAGTATGCGGTTGAAGTCCGGTAACAGGGATTTGGATTTTAGTACACTGGTTCAGAACAGGCAATGGGAGTTGATTGTAAGGTTTCAGACAGAACTGGAAACCAATTTATCCCAATCGCTGAAGGTTGAATATGACAGCAGAACCTTTACGATTGATAGCTGGGAGAAGATGGGGGAAAAGCGGTTTTATTACAGGATCACATTAAACGAGCAGACAAATTGAGTGTAAGGACAATCGGTTTTAATGAGTTCAGGACTAAGCTGAACAACCTACCAAAGAATATGGAAAAGGTTGTTGGGGCTTATGTTCGTGACGCTGCTCTGGATTGGGAACAAAGGGCGAAGCGATCCGCTCCCGTTGATAACGGTTTTTTGAGGGGGCAGATCACAAGCAAGTCA